TCGATCACGGCAATCTCATCGGTACCGTCAGTAATGTTGGTCACGGTAATGTGCCTGGCGGAAATCCTTGGGATGGTAGCGAGTACCTACAGCCCACTCTTGTGCCCCTGTAGATTCAATGGAAGATAGTTGTGAGTAGAACGACCTAACTTGGTCACGACCAGTTTGTGTGTAAGCATTGTCTGGCACAACTACGTCATCTAGAACAGCTACGTTACAGTGCAATCCTGTTACGTTAGCCGTAATACCAGATGCTTTAATAGTGGCATCACGAATACCCTCTAGCTTACGCTTAGGGTGGTCAACACTAATCTCATCTACAGCCCAACGTTCACGTTTACCCTCATTCTCATTAACCATCTCAGGCCAATAGAAACGATAGATATCAGACAATAGAATGTCTTTAACAGCTTTAAGTTGCTTTTCAGCCAAGTTAGCTGTAGCAGATACGTACAGCACAGTTGTCTCTGGATTCTTAGTTACCCACCATGCTACACGGTAGGCAATCATTGCACTCTTCTGGTGATCGCGTGGAAGAAGAACCAGTTGGTTATCCTTAGCATCTTGTCTACCCCACCAAGCACACAACTCCTCATGTACAACACCCAACATACGATGGGGTGCAATGAGGCGAATAAATGTTAGTAGGTCTGCTTCTGCTGCTTGTTTAACTAGTTCTTTTTCTGACATTACCACTTGACCTTGTTGGCCCAATATGCAGCACTCATCTTACCCTTAGCAATGTTCTTGGCATGTCGTGCTTTAAAGGAGGCTTGTCGTGCAGTTGGTTCTTTATCACCACTAACACCTTGTTGACCAAACCGAATGGTTTTAACTTGGTCGCCTTCTTTGGCTACAACAACATGAGATTTAGTAGAATGACTAGGTGTGCGTTTAGGCTTGTTAAAGCCAGATACACCAGCACGTTCTAGTCGAGGGTCTTTAGCCATTACTTTACCTTTCCAGATTTAGTGCGAGGAAAGCTACGATTACTAGTAGCACTTTGAACACGTAAGTTACTACGAGACTTAGCACCACCTTTACTTAGTGGCTTTTTATGGTCAACATCTTTGCCATCACCCTTGGTAACTTTACCCTCACGTTCCATAATTCTTCGTGCGCCATTCCGGATTGCACGGTCTTTCTTTACAGAATCTTTGCCATCATACTTCTCGTATTGCTTCTTATAATCCCGCTTACCGTTAGTCATGTATGGCATTACTTCTTCCCTCCAACAACAATACCTAAACGAGCCATATCACCTGCGATACGACCAACAGAAGGGGGTAGCACCACCTCCTCCTTTTTAGGGCGTCCTAGGGGCCTTTTAGAGCCTTCTAGGGCATATCCCTTATCAGCAAGCCACTTGGCTGCTGCTGTTCCACCTTGTTGTTTGGCATGGGTACGCATCTGTACAATTGCCTCACTACGGAGTTTAACTTCCAACTCATCTTGCCACTTGTCTACGTGTGGTTTAATTAGGGCATGTGACCTAACCTCTTGCCAGTGTTCCCAATCACCTAGTAGCGTCATAGCAACACTATACTCTGAAGGGTCACGAGCTTCTAGAAACGTTTGTTTCATTTCAGCAAGGGTGTATACGGGTTTAAACTTAACATCAGGGCGAGAGAACTCTTTGAACAATCCTAAAATCACTCGTTTACCACTACCGTCTAAAAACTTGGTTCGGTCAACCATTCCACTCTCCTAATCATACCGCGAGGTATTTGGTTACGTCTTGCTACACAGTTGTCAACAATGACTCCGTTTGTTATAACAATACCTTCTGGGCCGTCATACAAGACAAAGCCCACTTGTTTGCACAGAACAGGGATGTATGTAAAATCCTCTTCATGTTCTGTCCAAGCTGTTACGTCAAGTTCGGTGGCATCTTCCCAAACAACGTAAGCTAGCTTCATTTTTTATTTGCTTTATTCTTAGCTGTACGCTCACCACGTTTAGGTAGTGGTTTACCAGCAGCACGTAGGGCAATGGCAATGGCTTGCTTCTGAGGCTTACCGTGTGACATTTCCATCTTAATGTTCTTACTAATAGTCTTTTGGGACTTACCTTTAGCTAGTGGCATATCAAATTCCTTTTAAATAAACAGTTTTACCATTTTGTTTAACAGCACGTAAGGTTTGACACTTTAAATCACTAGGGTCAAAACTAACATGCACCCAACCACTAGCGGGTTGTCCATCTTCATAGAACTCTAGAATAAGTTGTGTAAACTTAAAGTTTTGTTCAATAAACTTAGCTAACATCTTATTATCGTAACCAGAAATTTCAATGTCTGCTGCCATACCTAGGCAGTGGTCACTAGTGGGGCTACCACCTACAGCTACATTAACAGCAGGAGAACGATAACCGCTATTAATAGTAATTGGGCCAAGGCTATTACGAATAGGTTGTAGAACATTTAGTACCAACGCTTGTAAGTTACTAATAACAGTTTCGGTAGGAGTGTTGTCAATAGACCGACGAATGGCAATTTCAGACTTACACAACTCATCTACAGTAAAGTTTTTAGAAAGGTTCATTTGTTATTCTTCATTTCAATAATCTTTTCTAGTGTACGTCCACCAAAGTAGGCAGACATAATGAGCATACCCCATTGACCTAGAAGTTGAACATAACTTTCTTTAGCGTCATAACCAAACGCACTCATAAAAGCGAATAGGAAGTATCCGGCAAAAATAGCAACTAGCGACATTGGCCGGATATTTTTAGACAGCCAGCTATCGCTGTTCATATCAGCATCCCAACGACCACTGACATTTGTTTGTTCTGTTTTATAAAGTTCAGTGTCGTTAGCCATCTTAGCCAACTCACCATCTTGTGCCATCTTAGCTAGATCAAGTTGTGCTTTAGCTTTAGCTTCTGGGTCTGGGATGAGTTTGTCGATGAGTTTGCCACCAACTTCTAACAGTGCTGTAAGGGAAAACATAACTTACCTTTTTAACATTTACCAGCGCATTGCTGCATGGCTTCATAAACAATCCAACCAACGCCACCACATACTAATGCTAAAACCCCTATCATTAAGACAAGGGTAATTACTTCATCTACTTCTTTCTTATGCTTTGCTGCTGCTTCACGTTGACGCCGTGCGTCATGGGCAGCTTCTTTATCCATATTAGCAGCACGAGCTAATATCTTAGCCCACACATCCATTTTATTAGACTGAAAGAACAACATCTTAACTTCTTCTTCAAAAGCTCTGGCTTGCTCAAGTGCTAGTTCTAACTCAATGGCTATGCCCATTGACGAGCCTTTAAAGTCTTTAGTTTTAGACTGCTGAAGAACTTTAACTCCATCTGCTTTTGCCGAAAAGAGTTTGCCTAATACTGGCCCAAGACTTTCTACATCTTGGCAGGTTTTAGCTGCTGTCTTCACCAACTTTACAGCTGTTTGAATTGCTGCTAGTGCTGTGAATGGGTCGATCATTTATTTTCCTTTACCCATTGTAAACACCACACTTGTTTCCTATCAGTAGACCAACTCCAACGTTTACACACAGGAGCAGGTGCATATATTGCTGGAGGAGGAGCAGCGTTCATTAGTGAGCCTTAAACTCTTGTATAAACACACTTATAGAAGCAACAACAGCAGCAATGAACAAGAAAGGCTTTGCAGCCTTTGCAATCCACTCCAACACTGTGAAGGCTCCTTGAGCAGCAGCAAAGGCTTCTGTTACATTCTTTGTACTGGAGGTTAAATTATCCACCTTAGTCTCAACAGCCACCAGCCTGTCGTAGATTTCTCGGTGGGTTACATCGTGGTCGCTCATGGCGCGTCAGCCTCAAGGGGGACGCCGCCCTCGGCAAGCCACTTCAAAAAGGTTTGGTAGTCGGTGTTGGCGGGGTCAAAGGGAATGAAGGCGTTGTCTGCGAGGCGAATAATGGCCGCACCGCCGTAGTTTGTTGCAAATAATTTATACATATCAAAGCTCCGCAGACGCTGTTGTCCCTGTGCCGGTAAATGGAGTGCCTGTAGAACTCACCTGAGTAAAGTTGATAGAGTTAGTGCTAGCAGTGGTAGCGCCAGTACCCCACGAAATCGTTGCAACAGCTCGCTTTGTCACCTTGTAGTGCCACACTGCAAAACTTGGATTGCCAGTAGTTCCATAAATCCCATCGGGGCTTGTTTCATAGTACCGCTGACACCTTATCAAACTCGTCCCGTAATCTACGCGCTCAAAACTCGTCGCCTGAGTGCCTGCTTCTAGCTGGACGCCTGTGATGTAGAAGGTTGCGCCAGAGGTGCCGACTACGCTGGTTGCGCCTGTGGCTGAATAGAAAGTGGAGCCTGACCAAGCGCCTGCGGTGCCGCTAAGGGTTGACCCAACACCGAGGCCAAACCACAAAATCAATCCCGCACCGTTTGTTGCCCCCACCCACGTTCCCGCCGTATCACCAGCAACCACAACAGTCTTTTGTTCCCATGTGTTTGCCGCGCTGATTGCGTATGTGAATGGGTATGAACGGTTCTCTGCGCCGTTTGTGAACGACCCGCCAAAGGTTCCTGTGAGACTGGAGCGCACCCAAAAAGAAACGGTTACGGTCTGGGCAGAAGCTGAACCCCAGCCCAAGTCTGCAAAGTTGAAACCTTCAATTCGCTGGCTAAACATGAAGTAATCACTCGCCCCAATCGACACCGCTGATGCGACCGTTGAAAGGAATGAGTTTGAAAACCCTATTGGTGCAAGCGTGCTTCGCTGCGCGGTGAACTTCGACGCTTGGGAAAAGTTGTATTTCCAGCGGTCAAGGGTATAAGCGCCATCAATCGGAGTAACACTCGCCCCAGCATTTCGCTGGTCAATCTGCATGTCGCCGTTGATGATGCGGTTGCGGAACCCCATGCTCTGAGGCGCATTCACCACGCCGTTCAAGACAGCCGCGTTGCCGCCGCTGGCGTCGTTGATTGAGTTGACTTTTAGGTTGCTCATGCTTGTCCTTCTGGTTGAGCCACATCCGATGCGCCCTCTGACGCAAGCTGCTCATCAGTAGGGCGCGGCAGGGCTGG